CTCTGATCACTATTTACATAGTAGAGGGTCCGATCAGATCTGTGTTATTAACCGAAGTTAGAGACTATACTCTGATTAGGAGTACACAGACATAGCCTTCTGTCCCCCTGGGTTGACTCGCCCAAGGGAGCAAGTGGAAGCTGACCTTAGGCACCAAATAACTTGGTGATTAAAGGATCTCGCAACCATGAGCGAACTAAACGAATCGATCGCGGGGTCTCATTTAGACGACGCGTCTGTAAGACCATTTCATCAAAGATATCCATACGCAGTTCCGCCCCCTCATTTGGGAAGGCGTCAACATGACGGTGGGTCTTTGGGAATATAATCTGAGTCGCCTCGTAGTTACCCGAACGAAGTGCGGTCCGAGCAAACTCAGTGTGGTGGGGGAGATACGTCTCCGTAACCATCTCACCGACAAACGCGGTCCGCGTTAGTTTAGATAACGGGCGAGACTCCACTTGATACCCAGTATAAAACTGGGGTTTAAGAGGAGTGTCATCTAATTTGACCAACAGGTCATATAATAGATTCACAAACTCACCTATATTAAACTCGTCGCATTCGCGATAGAGAAAAGATATGAGGTCGATATGTGAATCTACCAAGTCACCTACCTTCCCGCCTAAGAAAGGGAAACGTTCGTATTTAGTCAGTATATCTGAAAAGTACGAAGAAATCCCATCTAAGGCGAGGGCATAGGTAGCTATTCTGACCGATGGTCGGGCCAGGTCAGATTTCAGAGGTAATAGTACTTCAGCTTGCCATTGTTGAGGATCCTTACCACGAACGTGGTTTAGGAAACCAACATGGTTGGTTAGAATCCGCTCATACTGAACCCAAATGTGTTGCACAAGGGCCAGTAGAGACGGGTAAAGATCCCGTTTTGGGATCTTTGTATCTATCAGCTTGTCGGGATGAGAGCTGTGATAATTCCAACCTCCTAAAATGTTTAGACCCGCCAAGTGGCGAAGGTAAACATATGGTAAGGAGCTTTTTCCCACCTTCAACCAGGGTTTCCCGGTTGAGGGATGGAGAAGAAAGGTTAATACCTCGGAAAATCCGACGGGGAGCATACCCCGTGAAAGAAGTTTCCGTCCCATCTCGATTTGACGAGTGGAGACTACAGAGTGACGAAAACAAGTCGGAAGAAACTTCGGGGAATTGTAATCAATAATTCCACGAAGAATCAACCGAGAAAGGGCCTCTGCTCGAGCGGATACATTCGAGACAGCTAATTCCTCTCGAATCTGAATGGGAGAGTAGTTTTGGTCACCGCAAATCACTTGATTAGCGAAGTTGACTAAACTATCTCGATCATCAGATCGATAAGAAATAATCCCTTTCTGGTTGATAGGAATCGAGAAATCTTTACAGACCTCAAGATAACTATCAGCCACGAGTTTCCCGGAGATTGAAATATCATCTCCGAGCACTAGGTAGTCAGAGAATGGAAAGCACCCCACCCGGCGGGCTGCTTCTTGTACTACCCAGTGATGGGTTAGGGCAAGAGCAGACCAAGAGGATAGGGCTCCTATGGGTTGACCTCTAGTATATCGAATCTTATCGCCTTCCGGGGTCAGATAAGACCGATCTACCAGGAGAGACCCCCACAGAGAGGAGATCTTACCCAGAGGTTCATTCATAATGGCCTTTGTAAGCTGGAACGGAATGAGGTCCGTTGCAGAAGACAGGTCAAACGAATGAATATCTGAGTTAGAGTGTGCTTTGGCAAACTCCACTACAGATCCGATCTGATTGAATGTGGCATCGCTTGGAATCCCCCGAAGGATGGAAAATATCCATTCATGAAGGGGTTTTAGGGCTGACTGAGTCAGTCCGTCCACAATAGCGAATACCCGGACTTTACCCGCAGGCTCCTGTTTTAGAGACAAGCGTCCTAAAACAGGGGTCTCGGTTACAGCCCGGCGAAGAATAGCGCTGTCAGATAGACGAATTTTTGCCCGTAGATCGCGTCCCTTACGGAACGCATCCAGGGAGGATTCGTATAAATCTAACAGCTTCTTCTGCCCAGTGGCAATCAGAAAGTCCTTTAAGTGGTTCACTGGCTGCAGTGACCATGCGTACGCGTCGAATGGTGTAGAAAGGATAGATTTCGAGGCATTAGGACCAGAGGTCATTAAGCCAAGAAATTTTCCTTCCCCCCACTCTGGACGCCGATTCTGAGGATTGATCCAATCCCAGAATTGGCGCACGAAGATGGAATCGACCGAGGGGATCTCAGGTGGAGGTGAACTAATTGTTTCATACGAAGGAAGAGAAGGAAACTTCACCCCTTTATATAAAGCGAGTGTTGACACCCACAAGAGAATCGCTCGGTTATCCCGACTCCGAATCTGACGTCGTACAGACAAAGGTAGGAAGCGGGGTAAGCCATGTGTTAGAGCGACAGGAGCGCCAAGGTAACGAGTACATGTAATGATATTACCAGCTAAGTAGCTGTTAATAACATGACAGGCAATCTTCATACGAAGAACTGCCGTCTTGATACCTTCATGGAGCACTTGTCGTTCGAAATAATGGCCGACCTCCACTAAGTTGCGTTTGGTTGTCCGATCCATTAACGGATAACCTAACCGCACAGATAGGGTAGATCCCCACTGTACAATTAGGTTGCGAAGCTTACGCGACGCGATACCCAGCTCTTTGATATTGAAATCAAAATCTGGGGACTTAATTGTAGAAGAAAAACAAGAAAGGGGATTATGCATCTCTCGCAAGCGAGATTGCGTATGGTACTGACGGGTTCCAGAGTTCTCCTCTGACCCGGAATTAAGAAATTGATTCCGAATCGGGATTAAATCAGAGGTTCGATTATATCGGAGGCCGCGTCCCTCATCTGATTCAGACTTGTCTGAATGAGATCCGGAGTGGTTAGACCCCGGGGACTCATCAGGAGTTCCCGGATTTGGATTTACAGGGTTCTCCCCTGGCCGCAGTAACACATCAAGTGGTTCTTGATTCGCGAGTGCACTTACGGATAAACGGAAGTAATCTCGTTGGATAAGATAAAGAAGACCTTTAGGGTCTTGAGGATCCACCACAACGAATTTATTCGCCGCTTTGGTGGGGATAATCTGAGAGAACATTGGGTGATCATATTGTTGGAAGAGAAATATAGTGGCCTTCATTGTTCTAGTTTGATTTTCGGATTTAATATTAAGTCCGAGGATCATTCTCCTACACTTAAGCGCCAAAGTTGAGATCAGTCAATAAGCGTTCCTATCCCTTGTAATCAGGGGACAGGGATCCCTTAGCCTGCTCTGAACATGCCTGTATAATCTACAACTAGGTCTTTACTTCGGTGTAATATGGCAGACAGTTATCCGCCATATCATCGTAGCTGGTTTTTACTACGACACGAGTTTCCTCGTAGCCGTCATAACATCCCGTATTCTTAGCGTCTATCTTGACACGGTCAGGAAGGCCCTACTTATACGAAGGGTCCTATGAAAGCCTGTTCTCGAAGCTCAACACCGAAAATACCACCCTCACTCTCTTTATTTTGGGTTTAACCATCAGAGAGAGAGAGGGTAAAAATCGATAGAGGTCATCTCCCAGATCATATTAGGATCTAGACAGGTCCTAATTGATTCACTGACATAGCTGCACTTACCTCCGTAAGGTAGGTGGACGTGTAGAGGTTTACCGCAGATATGGCAACAAACTCTGCGGCTCCTTGACGGCACTAACTTAACCGGATGTGGAAGCAGTCTGTTATCGGTGAGTTACCTCAAACTCGTACCTTCATTAAGAAACCTACGGTATTATCAGGCCGTAGGGGGGCCACGAGACCGATTTTTTAGGTATCGGCTTCCAGTTGGAGGAGTCTATTCTTTCAAATAAACTTACACACGAGGTAAATGGGGCTCGT